TAGTAGCCATTGTAAGATCATCACCACTAATAGTAAGATCGCCCCCTACAACTACGTCACCATTAAACGTAGCCTTACCTGCAAGAGCCATATCAATGTCAAGAGCAGTAATAGCACTAGAACCATCTGTACCTTTAATGGTAAAATTCTTATCTGCTGTGTCTACAGTAAATACTGCATCACTAGAATCATTTTTAAGAGTAAGTATAGACGTACCAGAGGCTTTAAAAAACACTTCATTTCCTGCAGCGTCAAGTATAATGTCACCACCTGAGTCTAGTGTAATGTCCGTTCCATCGTTAGTAATTGTATCAAGAGCAATGCTACCAACGTTTGTAATGTCAGCATCACCGAAAGAAGTAGCAGCGAGTGTAGTAGAACCAGATACAGTTAGAGCGCCAACATTAGCTGTGTCAATACTACCTGTATCAATATTAGCTGTACCATCTATGTACAGGTCTTTAAACTGTAACGCACTAGAACCTAAGTCTACATCGTCATCTGTTGTAGGGAGTATAGAACCGTTGTTAAATGTAATTTGTGTCTCACCACCTGTAGTAATTGTAATTACATCAGAGCCACTAAATGCTATGCTTGTGTTAGAGTCAGCATCACCTGAGATACTGTCTAGAGATATGTCACCTGCGTTAGTAAAATTAGAGTCACTAAGATCAAACGTACCTGTTACATCTAAGTTACCACCAATAGATAGGTTGCCTGATATATCTACTGCACCGTTTATGTCTATTGTTGTAGCAGCAAGTTGTATTTCTGTATCTGCAACAAGGTCAAGCTGACCATCTGCACTAGAGTTGATATAAATAGCAGTATCACGAAACTGTATCTTTTCTGTAGAGGCAATAAGTATATCATCAGAGAACTCAAAGTAGTCCTCGTCTTCCATCCACTTTAGTACACCATCATTTGTCTCACCGTCAAACGTTAAGGTGATATCTGTTCCTGCTGTGCCTAAACCTATACTGATACTGTGACCTGCAAGCGTAGTTATAGGTCCACCTTCTCCAGTTGTACCATCGTGTGTGTGTCCTGTACTAGCAGCAAAGGCTGCAAGAAGCTGGTCAAACTCATCATTTGAATCTGATGCCTGTATTACGTCACCTTCTGTGTACGTGGACTGTCTTGTGTATGTAGCACCCATTAGCGTCTAGCTCCTACTTGGTATTCTAATTGAAATCCTTTTAGTGAATATGGTGGTGATTCACCATTATCATCTATCTTTAATGCAACAGTAAAACCTGAACCTTCTACTGGCTGTCTTACTAGAGGCTGTGAACCCCCACCATAAACAAACTGTGTAGCAGAGGATGCAGTGCTGTATGTAGAAACACCATACTGCGCCCCTAGTGTGGCTGTGGTTAAACTGTATGCAGCAGGTCTTGATGCTCCTACTGCCTCGTTGTCATATCGTAAAAATAAATCTGCACTTATATTAGCTTCTGGCTTGTAGTTAAGAATAACTCTGTGCATTGACTTTCTTATACCTACATCCCCAAAGTTTAAGTCAGGGCTTCTGTATCTGCCTAGTATAGCAGTGCCATCAAAACTATCCCCTTTTTCTTGACGTTGTACATATCCATCAAAACTACCGTGTATAACTAGAACATCTCCTGCTTCTACATGTGTATCTGAACATGATGGTTTAATACCTAATGACTCAGCAAACTCAAAGCCATCGCCTTTCATAACACATATAACACCTTTTGTTCTTGCTGCTGATACAGTGTCTTTTGTAAAAAATATTCTATACTGTGTTTTATCTGGTATGACAACGCTTTCAAAAAGGCTAGAGTCACGTATGTTCTCATCAAATAAAGACTGCACGTTCTTAGATATTGTACCAAGTTCAACGTCACCAATCCTAGCTGTACCAGCAACTGTACGTAAACCATCAGGACCAAGAAATATTAAATCCCCTGCAAATTCTTGAATAGTGTTACCATTTACACAACCAATGTTTCTAGTTACAGGCTCTACAGCAAAGTTAGCTAAAGCAGAACCTGTCAGTTTAAATATCCTATTCTCGCAAAATATAAATAAATTATCACGAAAAACCTTTAGTCCTACTATCGTATCGTCTACGTTGATACTGCCAGCACCATCCCCTGAGTCAAAGCCATCTTCATCAAACGGCTCACTAAATACTAGAGTTGACGGTGTTGTAGACTTACCTGCATAGAACATGTGGTTTCTAAAAGCAGCTACAAACTTTGATCCTGCTACTGTGCTTTCACTTACATCTGTTGCTGTCATAGATGAGTTAAACACAACAGGTGCATTAGCGCCATCCACACAGATTAGTTTCTCATTGCCATCAAAGTTAAATCTTTCAAAACCATACTTGTCTGCATTGGTTCTGCTTGTATCTCGCTCTGTCCAGTTCTCTGATACTGCTGCATCTACTGCATGATTAGCTGCAGTTGTGCTTGTTGTTGCTCTGGTAACACCTGTAAATGTTGTGCTAGTTATACCTGTGTACGTAAACTCTTCACTGTCTATAAGTAATGTACCACTAGAACCAAACCCTGCAGTGCTATCTACGTTTAGTGTGCCAGAGCCTGACATTGAAGTTGTAGATACTATTTTTTGTGATAGCTCTGTAGAACCTGCGCTAAATATCTTTTCACCTCTAGCTGCAACTACTCTGTCTGCAAATCTAGCTACCATTAAAACTTTTTCAGTGGAGCTAGATGTCTGAGGTACTATCTGATTAACGTACTTACGAAAACCATTTATTCTTCTGTAACCACCCTCAACATCAGGCTCAAAGTTTTCTAAAACAAGCGCCTCTCCTGGCTGCATAAGAAAGGTGGACCTGTTTAAAACTAGCCCACCCTCACAGTTAAATGCTGCTGGTTGTAATGTTGATGTATCTGGCATATTAAGATACTCTTAGTACAGGATTATATGACGTTGTGTCACTACCTACTAATGTGGATCTTACGTAGTCGTACTTGTTTATTACAAGTGTTTGCATGTTTTTGATACCTTGTTGGAATCTATCAAAGTTAAGTTCATACTGCTGTAGTTCACCACGATACTGATAAACATAAGCAACTGCGCCATCTATGACTACAGTTGCAAATCTGTCAGGTATTGTAGTTGTGTCTCCATGCGCTGACAGATCAGCAGGAAATGTAAAATAATCAAATACAAGTGTGTACTGTTTATCAGGAAAGGGATAAAGTAAATAATTATTGTCAGGTGTACGCACTATAAATCTAGGTACACCGCCTTTTGTAAACTGTGTTACTGTTGTGCTATTTGCTATAGTTGCTGCTGTGGTGCTGTTTGCACCTCTAGTACATCCTGTAAAATCATTGCCTGATATACCTGTATAAGTTATTTGTTCACCACCTATATATAAAGTGCCTGTTGAGTCAAATCCTGTAGTAGATGCAACTGTTATTGTAGTAACTGCTGCTGATAGCCCATCTGTTGCATTGATGGTTGTAGATGTAACATCATCTTCCTGTGTAGCGTAGTCTCTTGATATATATTCGTTGTAGTTTAGTTTAGTGAGACTGTTACCTGCTGAACTTAGGTCTTCATCTTTTTTTATTCTTGCTGTGTTGTAATCTATATACTTAGTGCTTGTTGGTACACTATACTTTACAACGCCTGGTGTAAGTGTAGAGGAGTTTGTTGCGTGGTTAAACGGATACGAAAACTCTCTCTGATTGATGTAACGTATAGCTTCATTAACAGCGTTTTGACACTGTGTCTGTACACCTCTAGGACTTGAAAAGTTAGTTGAAGTAAGTTCTACTTCATTCATTCTAACTAGTGTTTTGTTTGTTAATGAGAGATACGTTTCAGCCATAAGTACTTCCTAATATGTAATAAGGGGGCCAGTTGCCCAGCCCCCAAAGTATTATGCTAGTAGATCACGATCTACTTCATTTGCAGAACCTGACTGTGATATGTCATCCATGATAATGCATACAGCATATACACGAAGAATACCACCAGTGATAGTTCCACTAGATGCTTGAATCTCTACGTCAAGTGTATCTGCTGCTGCAGTAAACACTGGTAGATTTCCACACACACCTGAAGATGTAATTGCTGGTGTATGATCACCAACAGATGCACCGTCATAGTCAAATGATGCAGCAAAGATGTCTACATCAGTTCCTGTGATACCTATGTGAAAAGCAGAGTCGGTAGTAGTACCTTCCATTGCTGTCACCACTTTGAAACCTGCGTGTAGGATCATAGTGTTTGCAGGTACAGCAATAGCTTGAATGATGTCATTCGCTGCTAAAGCTGTGCCACCGTTTTGCAAGATGGCGTCAGCCATATCAATATCGTTTTGCAATACAGTAAGAGCACCACGGAGTTTTTTGTTCCCTGTTCCACCATTGTTTGATGTGGAAGCAGAGTTGGTTGACATTGTAATTGTAGCCATAACTAAATACCCCCTTACGCTGCGTTATATTTGGCAGTAACGATAGCTTCTGGACGAAGTATCTTTCTACCATATAGATGCATACCACGAACAATGTCAGCAAAGCTGTCAGGGTCACGATATGTTTCTGT